TATCGACGTCACCATCTGTGAGATGTCGTTCGTGATGTTGACACCTCGATAAGTGAGCACCCATTGTGGCGCGCGCACCGGAAATGTGGTGATGCCTGCCATTCAGTTCACGTCCTTTCGGAGTTGGACGAGATGCGCGCCGCGTGAGGTACGCTTAATCATTGGTGCAGCTTCCACGGCGGTAAATTCGTCGTAGCACTCTGGCTCACCTGTAAAAGAGGTATTGCGATTTGCAGCCCGGCTTCGAACGTCGGCTCGATTGAGATTGTGGGATTTGCCATGATTATTGGAGAGTACAAGGTGGCATCGCCATAGTAGTTCCAGGCCAACAAATCCCATCGTTCCCCGGATACCGTGACATGAGCTATGAATTGTGTTTGAAGCATCGTGTACAGAATCCGTGAAGCTCGTAATTAGCGAAATTAGGGCACCGGTGATTCATTCACGCATTTCGTCGCTCTAGCGGGGGGCGCGTACGATCCGGTCCGGTGCCACGTCTCCGACGGTCAAATGAATCGTCGGTAGGCCAGGGGTAGAGGGAAGTTTGAGTAGAGGCGATACCCCGGGTGATGCGATCCGCGGCGGCAGGTAGTTGATGGCTGGCGTGTTGAAGGCAGTTCCCAATCCGCTGGCGCCAGCATTCGCGATGGAACTTGTGTCGACCCCCGGTGGCGCCGCGACCATACCGAGCAAAGGAAAGGATGCGATCGGATTAGCCGCCGAGTTGATTTCGGCTTCGAACGCCCATTCCTTCAGACCGACTCGTGTGGTCATCGCAATCAGACGGCCGTCGGAGCTCATCTGGGTTGACGTCGTACGGATCCCTAACACGATAAAATATCCGCGATGCGTGCCGTTTCCGAATACCAGCGGGCGCGCATTGTGGTCGTCTGCCGCCGCGATTAACGCTTCAAGTTGGGCCGTTGGGTCTGTGAAGGAAGCATGGAAATGAAAATCGAGTTCGAGCGTCTCGAGTGCATTCGCGATCCATTGTAACTTGGGCCGATCTTCGACCACTCGATGCTCGGCATAGTCCCATGACCGCGCGGACTCGAATCCGTTCGGAGAGTTCAACACCTGGAACAAAATTTCACCGAATACCGCAAACATATACTACCCGCTAACGCGTTTTCGTTTTTTTGAGGCGTTCAAAGCCCACGCGTGGTCCGATTGCCCGATATTTCGATCAGAAGGCAGCGCGGCGCTGAGCGTGCACCTCACGGCCGACCAGACGAACAACTTCGTAACTGTGTTGTCTTATCGTTTCCAGGACCTTGTCCTCGATGCTTCCGTGTTCTCCACTGTTTGAAACCACCACAGTGGGTGAAAAATTGATCGTAACCGGATTACGCAGCTCACCAAAGTTACTGCTAGATCTGGTGGCGCGTGAAAGAGTATGGGCTGGTTCAAAAACGTTCGCTTGTGATGATGCAGACCATCCTTTCCTCATTTGTGCGCCTGGGCCGGCCGCGAGCCATCGCTTGAGCAAAGTTGTGGCGAACAGCGGGGACGTGTCCGTGAAAGCGAGCCGCGGTAGAGTAAGGCGTTTAGCGGTGTCTCTTCCTTCGATTGAGATGCCCTGCGACGGTCGATTGGGGATCGGTAATCCAGGATGTCTATTGCCTCGACCTGCTGCCAACGCATCTTCCAAAGGAAAAGATTCGAAAGCCGTAGCTGCTTTCGCGGATCTGCTTTGAGAAAACATGGCGCGAACGTCCAACGAGGGACGAATCGCCTCAATCAATCTATTGGCCCCGACCCGCAGACTGGTGAGGATTCGAGTGATTTCGTTGTGCGCGGAAAGCTGTGAAATGCGATTCGCCCGTTCGCCGCTACCAGGTGCCTCAATTGGCAACGCGCGGCGGGTCCAAACCAATTGCTGACGAGCGTTTGGCGAAACGTCGCGAGCCACCGATGGTCCTTCGTTCGAAGGTGAGATCCGTAGTGCCGCGAGCCGCTGATAAATACTCCGACGACCTCCATCTGTGTCCGCAGTGTGCATCTGTATGGCCTTCGATCGTGCATACGGGTTGCCTGCATTGCCCTCACGAAATAATGCCGCTGTTCTGGTGGCGTTGAGGTCCGATTCCAGTCGTCGCAGCGCAATCCTGAACAGGTCGCTCGTCGAAAGATAGCTCGGATCCGAATATGCATTCACAACTCTGGCTGACGAGGGTCTGTCTGAAAGAGCCGTGTCACGAGTCGTGATACGGCCGACTATGTCGTTGTTATTCCCGGAGTTCTTGGAGCGCAGCAAGTACTCTCGAGATAACCTGTTCGGATTGCTTGCAACGAAAATTGGAGTTGATCGGCTGGCGACTATAATCTTCGCCAGATTAACAATGCCGGCCAGGCGACTGCTCTCAATTGAGCGTGAGCGCGATACAAAAGTTGAGATCGGCGGTCTCGTCTTCGAATCGTTGATGGAACTGCCTGACATTACTCCCCACTCTTGAACCGTACGTGTGTGTTAAACAACTTTTTATCCATCGACGGTCGGCGTGTCGGCCGTCATATAGTCGACGGCAGCCCTCGCCCAGTATGATAGTTCGCCCATCTCCATCATTCCCAATTCCGTGTAGGAGAATCCGAAGGCGATAAGTCCAATGACTGCCGCGGCTGAGAGAGGTTCTCTAGATTTCCCTCCTGAACCGCGGGTGGCGGAAAATTTTCACGGCTCTCACCCGCCCCCGTGACCTCTGCCTCTAGCGCTAGTACGTCCTCGAGGTCCATCTCGAGTACATCTTCATAAACGACAGGTTTGCCGTCGATTCGAGCCAGTTCGGCAATTAGTGCGAATGACACCGACATCGGTTCCGTGTTGCCCGCTACCGCGCGATGTGCTCGCATCAGGTCTCGGCCCTTACCCTTGCGCACTTCAGCCCGCTTGCCTGACGGTAGCGTCGTCGTCCGTGTAACCTCAGTCATCGTGTCTCGCTCCTGCTACAACCGATTCAGCACTATGTGAACTACCCGGAAGGAAGAACGGTGATCGACTTCGCTAATAAAACCGTGACGAAAGGGTCCTTGCCCGATGACGTCGCTCACTCGTTCCTCTCCCGGGTTTTAATGCAATTCGATCCGGCTCAGCCGCCGATGTTGGTCCGAAACTGAGCCAATTGGTCCACTCCATTTACCACGTAAATGTTTGCCATGACGTCGTACAGATGAATCTGCGCCCCTGCCACGAACAGCTCGGAATGATAAACCGTTATCGTGGAAGTGGTGTCGACATTCTCATGCTGCTTGAAGGTGAACGCACCGGCATCCTTGAAGATGCCTGTCATTAAATACACAACCGGTAGCTCCGCATTCCGTCCTTGGCTCGTATATTGTGCGAGACTTCCACGCACCTGAAACGAATGCGACACAAAGGGACTCGCCGATGCGACTAGCACCTCGGTGTATAGCGAGGCCCACCTGATCTTCGCTTCGAGCTTTTCTACTCCCGCCCAGAACTCTGCCGTTCCCGCCATGCCGAGCGCCTTGTGATCGACCATCCTATGGTGTGGCTGGGCGACTTGTATCTCTTCCGCCCGGCCTAACAAACCCACGCCGTCCATGTATATATTTGCGTTTGTGATTCGGTTTACCGAGATATCCATTGAAATAGCCTCGTTACGCGTTACGAATGTCGTAAGGTCCCATCCTTGCAATTGTGCGGTGTGGCCTAGGCGTTGAGTGTGGTGCTGGTTAGGGAGGACGAGCTGCCTAGCTGGCTTAACAGCGTGGTGTCTATGTAAACGGTAAAGCTCAGTCTTTCAGCAGGCGGTGGCGGCATGACATCGATATCGAATACCAGGTGTCCGGCCGCGATTTGAGCCGGTGGGTTTTCCGCAGGGTTGTAGCTTGCCGAACCCGCCACCAGCGCTCCCCGTTGGATCAGGGTGCGAATGAAAACGTTGACGCTTGCCAGAATTGCAGGGATTAGAGCGTTGCTGATCGGCTGATCGATAAATTGAAGCATCGATAGTTCAACCGACTCCTCAATCACGTCCATCGTGCGCCGCACGCTGATAAAATTGTCCGGCGTCGTGATCGTCGGATAGCCGGCCGTGCGATTGCCCCACACTCGCAAACCTGTGCCAAACGCGTTGAACACAGTCACGATACCTGCGGCGTTGAGATTGTTGACGTCCGAGGCCGCATCCAAAAGCGAGGCGTAAAGGTTTACGTCGGGTCCGAGAATTCCGTTGGCTTGCGTATTGGAGGGCGACCACCAGTAGCCCTTCTGCAAATCTTTCGACGCGATCGCACCTGCCACCCACTGTGAGTATGGTCCCACCGCGGTTTGATTCGCGACCAGCGGCACCGGACTCGTACCATTAAGCGTTACCCCGGTCGAGACCAGGCCGATATCGAAATAGGTCTCCTGCGGATAACACAAGATCGCGCGTGTTGAGCTTGTATCGAAGGCATTCCCGGCCACTCCTCGATTTGCGATTGCTATAGCGGCCGGCGTATTGGGGGGCGAGTCGATCAGGGCCATTCCTCGAAAAGTTCCCGCGATTGATTGCAATGCCGTGGCAACATCGCCATTCTGCGAATATCCGGGTGCCAGCAGCAGCTTCGCGAAGAATCCCATCGTATTGTAGGTCGTCAACAGCGCCTGAAGCCCGGTGTACGTCGAGCCGCTGACCGCTCCGATTATGTCCGAGTCGTGAACCTTGCTCGGATCCGCATAACTGAATGACGCTGTTACGGTTGCACCGGCGGCGATTGCACTGCCCGGCGTTTGTATAAGTACACCGTTGACCGCATCGAGCATGTAATCGTTAACCGCACTGTACGCCGCGCCCGAATAGTAGCTGTAGGTCACGAGTACCGGCGCTGTGGCGCCTAGCGCACCACCGGTAATTCGACTCAGAAGTCCGGTGCGGCTATCCACTGAATAGTCGGTTCCCTGCACGTAGGTGGTGCCCGCCGGATTGCTGGTAACAGCCATCGACGATCCCTGCACGTTGCCATGGGCCAATTGAATAGTCGCTGGCGTACCCGCAAAAGTGTGCGATTCTCCAGTAACGGGCGCTGTCGTCGTTGGCATCACGCTCAGGTTCGTGATGCCCATGTGTCCAAGATTGACGGCTCCGGCCGCACTGAAAGTCTGCGATGCGACAATATCGGTGTTGTGCTTGGTGATGTCGAACACGTTTACTACGATTGCCTGCCCGGCGCCCTGGTTGAGAATCGCATTCAGCGCGTATGGGATCGTATATCCCTGGACTGCCGGACCGAACTTGGCGGCATCCTGCGCCGAGCTCACCAGCGTCGGCGCGCTGATACCGGGCGGTGTTTGACTCGGTGGCAATGCCCAGCACGGCGCCGTCCCGATTAACCCGATTACCGATGATTTCACTACCGTGATCGGCGCCGGGCCGGTCGCCAATTCGATTACTTCAACTCCGTGCAGAAAGGATGCCGGCATTTAGTTCACCTCTGCGGGCACTCACCAGGCGTTCATTAACGATGGCTGGAGTGCCGAATAATTACTGCTGGTTAAGATCAGTTGTGTGGCCGTGTCCGATTGTTTAAGGTGCCGGTTCAGTTGGTTGGCGCGGTTGGCGCGCTGCCGCTGTTTGCGATCGCGGTTACTACTTCCGCATAGGTGTACGCGACGTCAACGAATGCGTTCGGGAGGATTGCTCCAGTGGTTGTCCGCGTCATGATCCCGTTTACCGCGTCGAGCGTGTAGTCGCTTATTAAAGTGTAAAGTGCGCCATTCGCCGGGTTAGTCACTAGCAATTCTGATAGATTCGTGTTCGGCAACTGAATCTGTTCACCGGAGCCGAACTGATACAAGACCGGCGCGAGGCTCGTCGTAGTGATACCGCCTTGCTCCTGCATCGTCGCAGTTGTAAGCAAAGGATAGTTATCCGTCACCGACGCTTCCACTGCTGCGGTCAGCAGCTCAAAGCTGATCGAGTAGATCCAAACGCCGCCCTGCTTGTCGCGCTTGACGAAGCGTTCTCGCAGCGGATACGCCTTGTCGCATCCCGGTACCCGAAACCCCGTGAGCGCCACGCGGACCGCTTCCATCATCGAGTAGGCGCCCGGTGTTGCTCCGCCCGAGGGCCCGCCGACGTTCCATCCCAGGTCGCGCATCATCACTGTGATCTCGAACTTGAGCGTCCGTTCCTGCACAATCGCCGCAGTGTCGATCAGTTTTCCATATTCACCGCCGTCGTAACGGACCAAGGCGGCGCCTATCCGATGAGTCATCCGATAGGCTTCGGGCGTGTCAGGGAAATGCACGACTTCGATCTCTGTGATCTGCGAGTTCAACTGGTTTACCAGGGCTGCTTCGATCGTCCCGATGTCGAGCGGCGTTGGCGGCGCGAAGGTCTGTCCGATCCACGGACTGTCGAGTACTACTGCTCCCATGCTCAAATCTCAGTGCGACTGACTGCCAGGTCTCGCTTTTTAACGCGAATCGCTCGAAAGTTCTTCGATATAAACTGAGTAGATACGTCCGACCTTGAAATGCTCCGAGGCCATGGCTTCGAGTTGTATCGCTCCGCTTGGCTGCTCGGCGAAATACTCTCGCGCTTCCGGTGAATCATCGACCACCGGTACCAGTTCGGCGCTATGTACTACTCGGCCCGAATGCCAACTGTCCTTCTTTTGCGCTTGCTTACAGATGAACTTGACTCGCATGACTGATGCCCTCGTCGTTGTCGTCCGAATATTTCTGACCCGTTATCTCAGTAACCCTTGAGCGAACCGCGATCGAAGATCCGTTGGGGCAATTCTCCACTTGCGTCCCCGCCCGCCTTGGTCACCACCACTCCCTGTGCTTCCGCGGGTTCCGCGCTATCCGCCGCCAGCCCCAGCGTCACTTCCCCGCGTGCCACCCGCACTAGCAGCGCAACCGCGTCCTCGTAGCGTTTGCGTGCGTCCGCCACATCGTGCAAAGGCCGTAGCGATTGCAATCGGTACATCGCGATGTCGGTTGACAACCGGTTGAGTACGGCCGGCGGATCGCTTAGCGGGAGTGCAAACCGGCTTTCGATATAACCGTCGATTTCGGCCGCCGCGTCGTCCAAAGCTTGTTGCAAGGTCGCTGTGTTTACTGTCGTCTGTGTCGGATCCTCATTACTTAATTGGACCAGGTCGCGATTCGGATACCTTGCAATCATGTCGTCTGGTGATGCGTACGCCACTGTGATTCCATCCTGTGCTGACTTGTGGACTGCGCTTGGGTCGGTCCGATGAAAACTGCTGTTGCCGATCGCAATCGCGGGAGTCGGCAGCTCGCGACGACTGCCGACTTTCTTTTACAGATACTCACTTACAATCAGGTTCGCGGTGCTTTTCCAGATATTGCTGGTCGTGACAGTTGCACTGCCGCCCGCTCCCACCATGAAATCGGAATGAATCAATTGTGCTGCTACTTCCTCCAGGGCCGGCGGCACTACCAGGTAAACATCGTTCGGGCTGGTTAATGCGCCGAACGGTAGTCCTCCGTCGGTTTTGATCGATCGCATCGCCGCGCGCGCTGCACCATAGTTCGTGGGCACGCTAAGGTCCGTGTTGCTCGCGTATGCGAGTTGCCACAGGCCGACGCCGGTATTTGCGCGCCCGTCCACTCCAAAGCGGAATTCCCGGCGCGTGAATACCGCCTCGTCCGTCAAGGTGTTCATCCGTGTCATCGCGTACTCGCGGCGCAGCTGAAAGATGAACGGCCGTACCGCTCGCGAAGCGTCGAGCAGGAACCAGTAAGGCCCCGACCCCGACGAATTTACGTTCGAGGCCAACGTATCGCGCGGGTCATTTGCCGATCCTAGTGGTCCTACCGGATGCGTCGCCGAGAAAAACGGCTGTCCGTCGAAGGCCAGCACGCTCGACGGCGTCGTCACCGCGCTCTTGATCATCGAAAACAGTAGCGAGTCCGGATGGACCTTCGTGTCCCAGCCCAGTTGTTCGATCACTGGCTCGTACACGCCGTAGTTGTCGTCCTCGATATCGTTGCGGCTGATGCTGATGGTGTCTTCGAAATCCTTGTTCACGATCGTGTAGCTGTGCGCCTCAAGCGCCTGGATTACGCGCTCGCCTAGCCATTCGCGAAATTTCGTCGTGCGTCCCAGCCACGGATAAGTGGTTTGCCGCGATGCCGATCGCACTACGGTTGCAAGCCGCTCGTAATAGGACGGGGGCTTTTCGAAACCGCGTTGGAAAATCACGTCGAAGCCAGTAAACAATGCGGTTAGATTCGCGGTCGTTATTTCCATGGGTTCCTGCCTATGTTTGTGGACTCGGCGGTGTCGCCGGATTTTGTGATGCCGGCTGTCCGGCCGCTGGCTATGACGCGAAAAGATACTCAGTTAATGTCGTTCGCTCCGATCGAAGCTCACACCGCCGCTATCGATTGATGCCAGAAGTCGATCCAGACTTGGCCGCTCGGGTCGAGTCCTGCGACTCGTCCCGCTACACTGCGCGTGACGGTTCCCCAGTTGTAATCGATGAAGACCGTTGCTGCCGCCGCGATCCCTCCACCCCCAATCAGCATTACCAGCCCGGCTTGGTAGTCCACTACATAGTCGGTGCCTTCGACGTAGATCGTCCCACCGCCCGATGTACTGTGGACTTTGACCTTCGAGATGTTTTCGTGGCCGACGTTGACGATCTGTGCCGAGGTGGCCGTTGGAAACGTCGTGGACTGCGCAATCACTGCGGTCGCCGATCCCCCGTCGTTCGCCGACACCGAGTTGTCGTCCACCGCGAACGCCATCTGTCCAACCTGCGCCGCTCCGATCGTTCCGTCGTTCACCGCGTACATGAACACGCCCCGTCGCGCCACGATCGACATCGCTCCCGCAGCCCCCGGATTATTTACCGCGTCCTGCCCCGGTAGTCCGTTAACCACCATCTCGGCGCGGCCGATGATTTTCAAAGTCGCCACGCTCGACGCGGGCGCCGCATTGCCATTCGCATTTAAAGCAACCATGCTGCCCAGGTATACCGTCGTGTTCGCCTCGACCGGGTACACCATCGTCCGTGCGCCATTGGCCAGTTCCGGGGTGTTTCGCGAATTCGTTAATGCCGCCATCTTGTCACCGTTGCGCTGTCCGCCTGTGGCGGTCCGAGCGGGTTAATTCGTTTAGTCATTCGATTGACCGGTCGCCTAGTGACTATTTTAAAGCTAGCGTCGTGAGTTCATCTCGCTGCCCGCGCCGCCGCATGTAGTCACGCGGGCGCAGTCCGAGCTTTGTGCACACTGCCAGTTCCGTTCGTGTCAACTTCGCACCCGCGCGCCGTTGTTCGATATTCTCTTGGTCGCGATCCCTCGCACTGTCACGCCCGACGTCCGGTGCGCCTTCGAGGCCCGTCGAGACTCCTGTAATCAACGCGGGTTGGCGCGCGACGAAACTTTCGAAGCCGCAGATGTTCGCCTGGCAGTATGCGATCGCCCACTCCCGCTGCGACGGCACTATCTTGCCCGCCTTCATCGCGGCGTCGATCCGAAACGACGCACGCTCTCGTGCCGTCGCGGCGCGCAGTTGGTTGAGTTCCGTCAGTGTGCTTTCGAATTGCTCGATCGGCACGTAGCGGGTGGGATCTGCAACTACACTGTGGACCGTCGTTCGCGAGCCCGTTGCATCGCCGAAAACTGCACCCGGAGGGCGAACCGCCGGAGCTTCCGTGGTGATTTCCTCGGCCTGGCCAATCGAGGCGTTGAGACCGAGTACCTTTAGTACTTCGTCGGCGATCACTTCTGGTGTGGAGCCTACTTCGAGTCCCAGCAGCTCGCACAGTTGCCTTTCGATATTGTCGGCCATCTCGCCCCCATGCAGTTCGTTAACTGTCGCCTTGCTCTGTTGTTGCAGTGGTACTCGACTAGTTACTGAATCGTCATTCGGTACGCTCGCCGAAATCGCTGTTAGGTACAGATTTGGATTGTTGGTCAGTGCTGCACGAAGCACTCGCCGCACCTCGCCGTCCTGTGAGTACTCGAATACGGGCGAAATGTAGCGATACTCATGTGTGACCACCGCAGCACTGCCATGTTTGGTCCACTCGACTTTGCCCCACAGCGCTCCGTTGCGAACTTCAATCGCGCGAATCCAACCCGCTGCTGGAGCTCGCCGCCCCGATGGCGCCGCAAAGTCTGTCGCGTGGTCATAATCGATTGGCAGCCCAGCCTCCATTCGTAGAGCGTCCGTCGCCGCAATTATTGCGTCTGGATCGCTCACTCTGAACGGTCCACGACCGTCGCGTCCCGCGAATGTGCCGGCTGGTAGTAGTTCAATCCATTCCGGCGCGCTGTGAATCTCGTCGGCAATCGTTGTTGCGCAGGTCGCGAGCCCATACTCGCCCGCCGTGTTATCTATTTGTGCAAAGTTCATAACGTTCATCGGATGCGAGTGTGCCATTCATGTATATCGCGAGTAAGGGTGAAGTATTGCATTTTGTCCGTAATTGGAAAATAGTGTGTTGAACAATAGCAGTGCAAATAGTCAGGCTGCGGTGCGTTAGAAAAAAGCAAAGTGAGTAATGAACTGAGTACTATGTTGCGCGCGCGTCGCTAATGTGTACGCGACCTATCGGCTAGCGGTCCATAGTGCTAATTGTGTCGCGCGCTTGCGGGCGCGAGTACCTCGTCGTCGATGCCTGGCGCCGGGAGGTTTAGCCGGTCGAGGACGGTCTTCTGGCTGATGCGGAGGCCGCGGTCGGTCATTTCTGCGATAATGTCGGCGAATGCGCGGTCGTCCTGATCGTTTAGCAATAGCAAGTCGAGCCGCGGGTAATGCGTTTGCGGGCCGCAATTCAAATCGACAATCGGCTTAACGAGGTCGCGGGTGAGGGTTTCGCCGAGGCGGCGAGCGTCGGCCGCCAGGATGTCGCGGCGCACCGCCTCGTGAACTTGTGCGGCCGCGCGCGAGCCGGTATTGCGCGGTACGTCGGTAGTGAGAGTCTGGCCGAGTACCGCTTTACTCACTTGGCGATCTAGGTATTCGCAAAAGCGTTCATACAATTCCGCGGTGCCAGTCTGCCGCGCTTCGACGAACTCGATAAGCATCGAGTCTGGAACGATCGCTGCCGCGTCGGTACCTATATTGGCTACTGCACTGAGTAACGCTTGCTTGTCGTTTTCCGTGGCGCCCGCGCCGTATTTTCCAAGCCGTAGTGGCTGGCCGTATACTTCGGCGAAGGTTACCCAGTCTTTTAATATGTAGTTCTTGAACAAGTATGACCATCCAGCGGCGCGTGCGAGGCCGGCGCGGATCGGCAGTCCGGACTTGGCCTTCGAGAGGTGCACGACGAATTTGAAGGGCTCCAACTGGGACGTCATCGGCTGCCTGCCCCGCCAGGAGTCGGTGCTGCGCCCGTTATGAAGTACCGCCGCGCGCTGCTCGAGATGACTTTCTCCACGCGCCTCTGCATCAGGACGGTTCAAGCCTTCACCGCCGAGCGTGCGCACGAGCAGTTGTTCGCCGCTGATCCAGTCGAAAGTAAACCAGCGCGGGTCGCGCCATAACATACGCGCGGGAGTCCATTCGCGTCCCGAGGTATCCCAGATAATTTCAGTCGCCGAGAAGCCCTTACCGAGCGCGTCCAGAATATCGAAGAGGACGCTCGCGAGGTTCAACGTGCCGCCGAGCAACAGCTCCCGCACCATGTCGGCGTTGCGGACGTCCGCCGCTGCGCCCGATGAGGGACGCACTGCGAGTTGCAAGCCGGCGACGGTCTCCTTGCGTGTGCCCAGTACCGCCAGATAATGCAAATCCTTTTCTTCCATCTCTTCGGCCAGTTCGAGATACAAAAACGGATCGCCGAACTCGGCCTGACGCAGTACCGCGCCGAGCTTTTCCGGAGTAAGCCCCACGGACGGATGCATTACGGAGTAGATATTGCGTACGCCGGTCATGGTAGGCGCAGCTTGTTCTTCGCGAAGTTGCGCCGTATCAACAGCTCGGCCGTATGCATCGTAAAGAGTCATTATATACTCCGCATTAGTCAGTCGATCGGAAGTCTGTAGTCAGTGCAATACTCAGATCGCCGGAATTGATTCACCATGCGCCGGCGTTTACGCCGAAGCGTTTGCGCTGAGTCGCCGATACGTCCTGCTCGGGCTCGGCGCGTAAACTCATCGCCTCCGTGCGTAACGTCTCGAAGTGGCGGCCCGCGGATGCCGCCTGGTAGTTGAATTCGCGCGCCTCGACCTGGCTGGCGAAGTACGCAAGCGCGCCCGCGATGGCCGCGTCGCCATGCCGCCGTTTGCCACCGGCCGCCGTGCTGCGCTGCTCGGGTAGCCGCGCCACGCCCTGTTCCATCACCAGCGCGCGATGATCGGCGAGGATCTCGGCGTCGCGCGGCAGCTCGATCATGCCGTCTTCGAACGCCGCCTTATAGCGCGGCATGTGATCGCGGTACCATTCGACGCTCAACATGACCTGCCGGATGCGCGCGCCATAGCGTTGCATCGCGGTCTCTGCCAGGTATTGCCCATTGCCGCGCGCGTCCATCGCGCCCGCGACGAAGCGCGGCAGCCGGTCGGCGACGTAAAACAACACCTCTTCCTGTTGGCGAAACGGCACGTTGCGCAATTCGACTACGAAGGGCGTGCGGCGCATCGTGTTGCCTTTGATCAGCAGCGGCCAGATCACTGTGAGGTCGCCTGAACGGCCAAAATCCTCGCCAAAAAAAGACATCGTCGCGTCGTCGAGGGCACCCAGATGCGGTCCGATCTGCTCCTCGCAAAACTCCTTCGCCGCGCGCGTCCGTTCGCTTTCCGGCCGGCTCGCGAAATGCTCCGGCAACTCCCAGCGAATCACCGGGACGCCATCGCGCATACGTCCTTCGACCAGCACCGACGACAGGTAGGCGCCGCCGCTCGCGCGCGGCACGCACAACAATTCCTCGTCCGCATCCTCGCCATATTCGTCGAAGATTTGCGCGCGCCATTGCGCCTCGCCGGCGCTCGTCCATTTGCGCCCGAGCCTGTTACAAATCCGATGGTACAGGCCGTCGCCGAGCGCGTCGTCAAAGGTCATGCGATGGAGTGAGTAGGGTTTGCGGCCCGCGCGAATCTCACTGACTAGTTCATTGAACGCGTTATTCGCGCCGTTATGGGTGGACATCACGCGGACGCATCCGCCCCACATGGTAAAGGCCAGCGCCGCCTTTAGCAGCCCCTTGAGGTCGTCGTGGAAGGCGGCTTCGTCGATTACGGCGCGGCCCTGCTTGCCGCGCAAGTTTGACGGCCGTGACGACAGTGCAACGATCTTGTGACCCGAGCTGAAGCGAATGCGGTAGGCCAGTAGGTCGCGCCGTTCATCGTCGATCGCGACCTCCTCGATCTCCTTCGCCGCCTTGTTGAATTGGCGCGACCATGCCGCGGCGGTCTCGACAAACTCGAGCGCCATGTCACGATTGTAGCCGAGGTACCAGGTGTCCATGCCCTTGCTTGCGGCGGCGGTTAGCGTGCTCGCCGCTGCTTCGGTCCAGGTCAGGCCGATACGCCGCGATTTCTCCGCTACCTTGATCGGCGACTCGTCGGCGAGCC